GATTGTTGTTCGAACAAAACGACCAAATCGTTAGACAACAATTCTTGGATAGTGTTAACCCTATCTTAGATTCAATTAGAAGAGATAGAGGTCTTTACGACTTCAGAGTAACAGTTTCTTCTACACCTGAAGACTTAGATAGAAATACATTAACAGGTAAGATATACTTAAAACCAACGAAGGCATTAGAATTCATCGATATTGAATTCTTCATCACTCCAACAGGAGCTTCGTTCGAAAATATCTAACAATAATTTATGGGGGGATAATATCCCCCCTTTAGCCAAATGAGAAAAGAGTTAACAGAAGGATTCAAAACTGAGGGGGCACCAGATCTTAAGTATTATGCGTTCGATTGGGACGATAATATTGTTCATATGCCAACAAAAATTTTGGTCAAAGATGAGGAAGGTAATGAGGTTGGTATGTCTACTGATGATTTCGCAGAGTTTAGACATCTAATAGGTAAAGAGCCATTCACATATAAAGGTAACAAAATTGTGGGATATTCAGACTTTCCATTTAGAAACTTTAGAACTGATGGAGACAAAGATTTTTTGGTGGACTCTTTAAGGGCAAGAAAAGGACCGGCATTCGATGATTTCAAAGAAGCGATAAATAATGGTTCAATATTTGCGATAATAACTGCGAGAGGTCATAATCCAAACACTATAAAACAAGCAATTTATAACTATATTATAGAAGGGTTTAACGGAATCGATAAAGATCTGTTAATTAAAAATCTAAAAAAATATAGGTCTTTTGTGGAAGAAGATGAAATGACGGACGAGGAACTTATCAAATCTTATTTAGAACTTAATAAGTATCACCCAGTATCTTTTGGTGACGATAAAGGGGCCGTTAATCCTGAAGAAGCCAAAGTCGAAGCAATGGAAGATTTTGTTAGTTATATTAAAGGAATGGCAGCAGTACTTAATAAAAAAGCATTCTTAAAAAAAGATATTTCTAATAAATTTAATCCAGAAAAATTATCAATAGGATTTAGTGACGACGATCCGAAAAATATAGAAGTAATGCAAAAGCATTTCAAAAATAAACCAGATAATATAGTTAAGACTTATTCTACTGCTGGAGGCTATAAGAAAGAAGTAAATTAAGAATACGAATATCAAAAAAAAAGTAAATAGAAAAATTTTTGAGAACGGATATATTTATCTATAAAATAACAGAAAAAAAAAATTAAAAACACATGGCTGATTTGTTAATGAAAATGCCGATTCCTTACGAACCAAAACGACAGAATCGTTTTATCTTAAGGTTTCCATCATCTCTTGGTATAAATGAATGGTTTGTTGAATCTGCAGCAAGACCACATATTATTATAAACCCTGTCCCAATTCCGTTCTTGAACACTGAGACATATGTCGCTGGTAAGTTTACGTGGCAAACAATTCCGGCTGTTTTCAGAGACCCAATTGGACCTTCCGCAGCTCAGGCTCTTATGGAGTGGGTTCGTTTACACGCAGAATCCGTTACAGGTCGTATGGGTTATGCGGCGGGTTATAAAAAAGATGTTGACCTTGAAATGTTGGACCCAACCGGTGTTGTTGTAGAAAAGTGGATTTTATATGGTACTTTCCTAACCGATGTAAACTTTAACTCTTTAAGTTACGCACAAGATGGATTAGCGACAATCAATGCAACACTTAGAATGGATCGTTGCGTACTTGTTTACTAATTTATCAAGATACTATTTATTAAAAATAAAAAACTTTTATATTTAACCGTAAAGCACATAAACTTTACGGTTAAATTTTTATATGGATAATCAAGCAAAAGAACACGGTCAATCGAATTTTTCGTTACCACACGATGTTGTTCCTTTACCAACACAAGGAGTCTTCTACAAGACTAAGAAAAAATCAATTAAAGTTGGATATCTAACGGCTAACGATGAGAATATTTTAATGGCGGGAGGAAACGACATGACTCAAACTTTGTTGAGGTCTAAGATATACGAACCTGATCTTCGTGTTGAAGATTTAATGGAAGGTGACGTTGAAGCAATTTTAATTTTTTTAAGGAATACCGCTTTTGGTCCTGAAATGGAATTGAACTTAACCGACCCTGGTACAAAAAAACCATTCAAAAGTACTGTTAGGTTAGATGAGTTGGACGTAATAAAGGGACAACAACCTTCAGATGATGGAACATTTATCACCACGTTACCAAAGTCTCAAACTACGGTGAAGTTAAAACCTATGAGTTATGGTGAAATACTAGAGGTTCAAAAAATGTCGGATTCTTATCCACAAGGTAGAACCGCACCAAAAGTTACTTGGAGATTAAACAAACAAATTTTAGAAATTAATGGTGTAACAGATAGATCAGAAATTTCAAAATTTATTGACCAAATGCCAATCGCGGATTCCAAGTACATAAGAAAGTTCATGGATGAAAATGAGCCTAAATTAGATTTAACGAGAACAGTAATAGCCCCATCAGGAGAGAAGCTAACAGTCAATGTTGGATTTGGGGTGGACTTTTTTCGCCCTTTCTTCTAATTACAGAAAATCTCAAATAGATGAGTATTATTACTTAACTAAGTTGTTGAATGTTTCATATCAAGATTTTTTAATTATGCCATTATTTATAAGAAAATATCTTTTGGACAAATGGGTTGAAGAAAACAAAAAGGACTGAAAAATCAGTCCTTTTGTATTTATAATATATAGATTTAATTACATATGGCAGACAAAAATTCCATTGAACAACTTAAAGAAGATGTTTTAAATCAACTCAAAGTTGATGCTAATACATTTATAGAATCCTCTGATGCCTTATCGCAATATGCGAATGACATAAATAAACTTTTTACTCAGGGCAGACAGAGGATGCTCGAACTCCAAACCGCTCTGGCGGATACTACACCAAGTATCGCAAGAATGGGTGGAAGTATTGGAGATGTTGCAAATATAATTGGTAAAGTTGCAACTGAATCACGACGAAATGTCGTGGCTTCCACAGAAGAAGTTGAAAAATTATTTGCGGCCCAAAAAGTTTTAGGCCTCGGTGCAGATACTCTAACTAAAGCATTTTTAGATGTTGGTGCAGGTATAGAAACTATTGGCGATACACTAGAAGACTCCATCAACTACATTCAAAGTATTGGAGGTAACGCTGCGACAGTAATGAAAGATGTTACCAACAACATGGACCAAATGAACCGATATCAATTTGAGGGTGGAGTTCAAGGGTTAACAAAAATGGCGGCTCAAGCTTCTATGTTGAGGTTTGACATGAATCAAACTTTTCAACTTGCAGATAAAGTATTGTCTCCTGAAGGTGCGATTGAAACCGCCGCGGCATTTCAACGGTTAGGAGTTGCCGCAGGAACTTTAGCGGACCCGTTTGCTTTGATGAACGCGTCAATTAACGATCCAGGTGCGTTGCAAGATAGTTTAGTAGATGTTGCAAAACAATTTACCTATTTCGATGAAAAAACAAAAACATTTAAAATTAATCCACAAGGGGTTCTAACCTTAAAGGAACTACAGACTCAAACTGGCGTAAGTGCCGCGGAAATGAGCAAGTTAGGATTGGCGGCTGCTGAGGCTGATAAAAGAATTTCAGCGGTAGGATCGGCTGGCCTTAACATTGACGAAACAGACAAACAGTACCTTGCAAACATTGCTAAAATGGGAGAGGGTGGTGAGTATGAGGTTAAAATACGAAATGAAGAGGGAAAAGAAGAAACAAGGAAGTTATCGGAAATTACTCAAACAGAATTTGAAAAGTTAATTGACGAACAAAAAAATCGTCCGAAAGACATGGAAGAAATTGCCAGATCTCAAATGAGTACCTCTCAAGTAATTATGGCTGATGTTTCTGCAATACGTGCTAAAATTGTTGGTGGAGTTGTTAGTGCTGGACAAGTAGTACAAGCTAAAGAAGATATACGAGGTACCGTAACAAATGTCAGTGGAGAGTTTTCAAAAATGGGAACTACTAAAAGTGTTAGGGATGTTACAGAAACTGGAATTACTGATCTTAAAACTTTGTATTATGATTTAACTGAGGGAAATAAAGATAATGTGACAGCAATATCAGATTACTTAAATAAATCTGGTGATTTACTCGGTCAAGTTGAAAAAGATTTTAAAAAATCTTTGGAAGATACCGCAAGACAAATAAAAGATAATGCTAAGGAAGGTTCTCTTGAAGCAAAATTAATAGATACAATCAGTGGAGAAATTGATAAGAAAGAAACTGCCCTTCAACAAACTACGGGTAATCAGACCACATCAAGTTTATTGGAAGGAAGACAAACACAAGTTCAAGAGATTACAAGAAATACTACAAGTACCACTGGTACAATGAAATCTACAATTGACATAGGTGGTACGATTAAATTAGAAGTTACTGCTCCAGCAGGAACTGATTCTCAAACAATTGACAGAGCTTTTTACAATTTATTTAATTCAGAGGAATTTAAAAATCTAATAAGAAACATACAAAATGAAGGTAAAGGTCTTAATCCAGTATCAACCACTTTCGGTAATTAAAAACTCTTAAACAATCTATTTATAAATAAAAAAAATATAGATGGCAAGTCCGTTATTAGATTTAACAAATTCAGAGGGGTTTAGAAAGAAACTTATTGTTAGGAACTTAACTCCATATGCTAAGGCTCCGAACAGACCAACACAGCCTATCAATACTGAATATGTTCAGTCGGATACATCTGTACAAGACAGTCCTGATAAGTTAATTGACGAGCCGTCTTTCGCAAATAAATTATTTCCATTAAACCAATATGGTAATGAAGGAGGGTATGAACAAGTTCCTGACCCAGGAGCATTACTAAATACAAAATCTAATGAGGGAGAATATGGGTATCAAGACGCAAATATAGTTGGTCAATCATTACCTGAATCCCAAAAGTGGAAACCACTTAATGTTTTTTCAAATGGAAGCCAAGTTCAGTTGGATAGTGCGGAGTTTTTTGGTTCATTAAATAGACCACTTACTACCAATAGTAATAATAACCAACCATATCCAACAACATTTGTATCTTCCAATTATACTCCTGTATCAATATTATTGTCTCCTGATCCGAGCGGAAGTAATGGTTTTTTGAGTCAAGATTCATTTATTGCTCGTTTAGGAGCTCAAACTTTAAGACGAGAGTTTGAACAAAGAATTGCAGCCCAAATACGGCAAGATACACTTGGTAGAGCAAACGTTCTCAATGTTAGTAGTGGTACTGACTTAGTTAATATACTAACAGGTGTTGTACCTATTATAGAACCTGTTTATACTATCACAGTTACCGCAAACCCAATACTTGCGGCAGCTAACTTTGCACTAAGACTTGGAGGTAGTATTTTACCTGTGTCTCCGATACCTGGTTCATATTTCGATCCTAATATTATTTTAGGTCAACCAACAACTATACAACAATTAAGTAATGCTTATAGACAAAGTGGTGTTGGAAGATTTGTAAATAGATTAATGGGTGGTGGAGAGACTGGATCTCAAATCATGTTTAACAACATGGGTGCGGGTCAAAGGTCTCGGTTATTTAAAAATATAGACTTTAACAGGTATAAGCCAAATTTCCCAAGAAATTTTTTCCAAAGAGTTGGTGGAGCACTTACAGGCACAGTTTCAGATAATAGTAATTTTTATGTTGGAAGTATTACTTCTAATCCATCCCAAATTTTTTCTCCTTCGGGTCAAGTTCCTGTAAATCAGTTCGGTACTGAACAACAATCACCAGTTTATGGTCCATCAGAATTGGCTCAATTATATGAAGGACCGAGTCAATCAATAAGACTTGGTGCTAATGGACCAACATATAGTAATGGCGGAGGTATTGAAGGTGGATTTACTTGGGTATCACCAAAGTATAGAGGTAATGCGGGAAAGAAAGTAGGTCTTGGGGGGGAGATTACAAATGAAGATGAGGACTTTAGACCTTCATCATATGTTAATACAGAATCTGTTGGAATACCACTTAAAGAAGGTTCAATACTTGACCAAACACAAAGAATAATAGATAGTCAACCTCAGGGAGGTAAACGTCTCCAGCACGTTGGAAATGCTATTGACCAAGTGAGTAAAGTATTTAATGACGGATATAAAGAGTTGACCAAAGGTTCAAGAGTTTATCGTTATGAAGGTGCTATTGGTCAAGAGGTTGGTACAGAATATTGCCGTGTTTTTGCTAAGGATTTACCTTATTTACAATATAATGACTTACAAAAACAAGATGGTATTACTACGGAAAACCGAAGATTTTCTTATTCTGTTTTAGACAAGACTTATAACTTGAATATTGTTCCAAACAAACAGGAGGGAGGGCAAAGTTCAACAAATATTGTTGGAACAATTAATAATGCGGTTGCCAAGAAATATATGTTTTCATTAGAAAACTTGGCATGGAGAACTTCTAGTACGCCTGGATTCTCAACTTCAGATTTACCTGTTTGTGAGAGAGGTCCAAACGGAGGTAGAGTTATGTGGTTTCCTCCATATGGGTTAACATTTAGTGAAAACGTGAGTGCGAATTGGAATCCAAGTGAGTTCTTGGGACGACCAGAACCAATCTATACCTACAAAAATACAAGTAGAGGTGGTTCTTTATCTTGGAAAATTGTTGTTGACCATCCATCAGTCCTTAATGTCATTGTAAATAAAGTATTAGGAAATGAAACAAACAAAGTTCGTATTGATAGTATTTTAGAATCATTTTTTGCTGGTTGTAGAAAATATGACATCTACGAGTTGGCCAAAAAATATGTTACAGTGAACCCCAATGATTTGTTCGAATTACAACAAGCGATTTCATCAAAAGAAATGACTAGAGAACAAATTGAGTTTACTAGACAGACAATAGAAACTGGATACAATTCACCTAATGGTGCTGGCGCCGCCGCTTCTCAGGGAACTCTTAATAACGAAGTTAAAACATTAATAGAGAAATATGTTAATTTAGGTTTGTACTTTGAAAATGACTACCCAAAACCAAAAGGAAGTGTTAACTATGTTCCGCTATATACTGAATATATATCAGATGGAACCAGAAATAAGTATAACTCAGAACCCAACGCAGCCGCGACAAGTTCATTTTTTGATACTGTAGTTACTCCGAATTTTAAAGTTGCGGAACAGTTTTGTGTTGAGTTAGCTAAAATTTTGAAAACAGATAAAGGTAATCCTGGTTCAATAACTCTAAATATCGACTCAAGTTGTTCGGCTCCTGCAACAATTTCTTACAACAAAGAGTTATCTGGAAGAAGGATTCAATCAATGGTTGAGTTTTTTAAAAATAACTCCGATCTTAAAGAATTCGTTAATTCCTCTCCAGCAAAATTATTAGTTTTGGGTGGTACCGCACTAGGTGAAGAAACTACTATTGGGGATGGTACCACAAATTCATCCCAAGTTCAAGTAGGGCCAATTAAGGAAGGTACATATAATGTTAGTGAGTTAACACCAATGCCGAGAACGTTTAATTGTACTGATGGTGACCCAAGTGCTAAAGGGGGTGATACAAAAAGCGACTCCAACGAGATTTTTACGGTAAATGCGATGGCATGTAGAAGGGCATTTATTAGAAGTGTTTCAACCACAATAGAAGCTCCAAAATCTGATCCAGTACCAAACAGAGTAGATGTTTTGGTGGGTAATGTTATTACTGAAACTATTAAAACTCAAGAAATAACTGAAGAATGGAAACCAAGAGATAATATAACCAAAAGAGTTGTAAGAGCATTATTGTCTGAGTGTGATTATTTTGAAACAATCAAAGCGGAAACACCTATGGTTTATGATAATTTGAAAGACAAATTGAAGTTTTTTCAACCATCATTTCACTCCATGACACCTGAAGGATTGAATTCAAGGCTGACATTCTTACAACAATGTATGAGGGCTGGAGATACGATACCTACTGTAAAACAACAGACACCAAATAGTAAAGCTGAATTGGTATATAACAATGCTAGTAATACATCATTTGGTGCACCACCCGTATTAGTTTTAAGAGTTGGTGATTTTTACAATACCAAAATTATTCCAAATGGTCTTCAAATTCAATACGAGGGATTAGATATCAATCCAGAAGGAATTGGAGTTCAACCGATGATTGCAAACGTTACGTTATCATTTAATTTTGTTGGAGGTAGTGGATTAAAAGAATCGGTTGATAAATTGCAAAACGCATTAACATTCAACTATTATGCTAATACTGAAATTTATGACGATAGAGCAGATACTACGGATACTGAATCCGCAGAGGCATTAAAAGTATTAGACCAATTTTTCTTAGCGGGCCAAACTCCACCTCCTATACCAGGTGCTAACAGTGCGGCACCAAACAATGGACAAGATAATAACAATACAATAGGTAACATAATAAGTTCAGAAACAAACACGAATGGTTTTACTACAGGTATAATTAGTTATAGTTCGTTTATGGGTAAAGTAGTTTCTGAGACACAAACGTATTTTACTAATGTAGTTAATAAATCCAAAGAAACTGTCAACCAATACAATAATGCGGTGAGACAACAATGGATGTTGGAAAGAAATTATACTAATGGAAATTTAAGTGATGATGTTGATAGTAAGGTAGTTTTATTTGGAAAACCGAATAATGTTGAAAATAGATTCAATGAAATATTCGCACAACTTGAAAAAAATATACAAGATGGGGCAGAAGGATTTATTCAATATGTTTCAGAACCGTCTAAAAATTTACCACCGGCTTTAATAAGAACTCTAAAAGAAAATTATTTTAACTTTGTAAGTAAAAAACGTGGTTCATTCCAAAATGGAATTTCAACTATAACACAAAGTTTGGTAAACCAAGAACAAACTTACCTTCAAACTCTCGGTAGGTTAAACACTATTCTTTTCGATCCTGGAACTTCTGATAACGGTACCGATGGACTTCAATCTAATAATGGGCCTGTTACAATTTATATTACATATGGAACTAACGAGGTTCATCAAACATCCAATAGTCCTGACACATATTTAGAATTGTTTGAGGATACCACAATAATACGAGCTGATATTGCGGCATTCAATCAAATTACACAAAATAATAAAAAATTTACATATCCTGGAGATAATAAACAATATGAGGGTATTTTAGTTTTTGAGGCTGTAAATGGTAAATCTGATAAAGTTACAGTTCAAAAGGTTTTTATTCCATTCAGTACAAGTGTGTTGTTTGATGATAAACCAGAAAATTATCCATTCAGAAGAGTTTATATGATAATTTCTGATGATGTGGTTGATGATAAAAAATATGAAACTTTTAAACAACAGTTAATAGGAAATATACTTGGAAACCAAGCGTTACTTAGTAATGGGTCTGTTGATATTGAATCCATATTTGATACATATTGGTTAAGAATTGCAAGACCTGTTTTCTTGGAAGAGAATAATATTACAAAGTCATTTATTGAAAATTTAGAAAAAAATGATTTGAAAGATTATTTAATTTATACACCATTCGATATTAAACAAAGGAATTTGACGTTTACTACGGAAAACCTTTTAGATGATCCAAAGAAAAAAGCACAAGAAAATATGATTAAAGGATTGGGAAATACAACAAATCAGAATACAAACATATTAACTTGGAATGATTTAAATAATAACGTTGATGGGGCATACATATCTAAAGCAAAACTTAACTAATGGCATATCAATATTATAACCGATATAGTGATTTTCTAATTAATGGTGACCAAACTGTGGTTCCATTTGTTTACTTGCCTTCAAAGCCTACTGATAAAGCATTTATATATAAAGTTGCTAAAAGTAGGTTAGATAAAGTATCACAAGAATTTTATAATTCGCCAGTGTTCGGATGGTTAATACTTCAGGCTAATCCGCAATTTGGAGGTCTTGAAAATAATATTTATGATGGAGCGGTATTGATTATACCATTTCCATTACTACCATCATTACAGGACTATAAGGCGGCATTAGAAAATCATTTTTATTATTATGGCAGGTAACATACAAGCGGACACAAGTGGAAATATTCTAGTAGAATTTGACTACAACAATATTATTGTGGTTGACCCGAACAAAACCATAGATGATTTTGGTAATATTAAAGAAAGACTTGTTGACCACGAGAATCTTGTAATGTATGCTAATTTGGAAGCGGATGTTTTACCAAGAACTAAATTAGCCGCGGGAGGTAGTCCTGAAGATAGAATCAGGACAATTTCAGTTGCAAAAATTAATTTTTTGAAACCAACAAAAAATTCATATTTAGGGACGGGATATTATGACCAATTGACTGGAAGTAATTCAACACAATTCAACGCAGAAAACCAACCAAAAGAAGTTGGAATTAAAGGAACTGATGGGCAGGATGCTTATATCCGAAATACAGTTGTGGACGAAACAAACATTATTGATAATGGGTTGTTGGGAATCACATCGATTAATATTACAACAAATACTAGTTTCATACCTTCGGTTGAAATATTATTGGAAGATATCCAAGGTAAAGGATTATTTGAATTAGGAAATAATTCTCCATACTCAGCCTTTTTTAATTTACCATATCCACAATTTTATCTCACATTGAAAGGATACTATGGACAAGCGGTAAGGTATCAGTTGAATTTGGAAAAATTTCACGCATCGTTTAATGGATTTAGCGGTAACTATTTAGTTCGATTACAATTCAAAGGGTATAAGTTTAATATCCTAAATGAAGTTGCTATGGGGCACTTGTTAGCCGCTCCTCACATGTATAGCCAAAGATTTGATATTAGCCAAACAGTCGCAGGACCACAACAATCAAACAACTCTGCGGAATCACAAGCTAGTACTCAAGCAGAAAAGGGGGCCAACAATTTGGGTTCAAACCAAGCTGTTGTAACACAAATTGTTGCGGAAAAAGGGTATCAAAAAATTGTTGAAGTTTATAGTGAATATAAAGCAAAAGGGTTAATTGACCTTAATTTTCCTGAGTTAACATTAGTTCAATTAATGAATAAGTTGGAGACTTTTGAACAAAACATAGTCAATTCATTTGACAAGACAGAAGTAGAATCACTAACAAACATTAGAAATTATAAGGGAATATTAACACAATATTTCAACCGAATTAGAGCCGCAAATAATTCATGGTTCAATACGTATTTAAACACAAAACCTATAGTTTTGACTGGAAATAAAAATGTGTATGTCTTCAAAGATTTATCACAATCAGTAAAAGACACCGCAATTTCAGAGTTACAAAGTAACATTGTTGAGTTTAATAGTTCATTAGCAGAAAATCCGACATTGGGGTCAAAAGGTACTGATTCGATACCAAACCCAATAAAAACAAATATGATTGCGATTGTACCTCCACCAATAACAGAAATTGATTGGAGAGAGACGACTAGAGTTCAAACAGGAATTGCCAACCCAACAGAAGAAGATGTACTTAAAACTCAAAATTTATATGCATACTTGTGGAAACCAGTGGCTGAGCAGTCTACTTTTGATGGTAAGAAAACATATAACCAGGTATCACAAGGATGGTTTATATTTGAAGGAGATGGAAAATTTGATAAAGAAATTAGTTTACTTGAAACACAGGCGAATAAAAAACTTTCAGATTATGAAAGTAAAATTTCTGCGGCACTATTAAGAAAAATAGAAGATACCGCAACAGGCATTGGTTTTACTCCTACTGTTAGAAATATTATTGCGGTGATAATGGCGTCCACTGAAGGATTTATAAGATTATTAGATGATGTACATACAAACGCTTGGAATGTTAAATATGATCCAGTTAGAAAAAAAGCAATATTAGATAATCCCGCATCAGCTCCAAGTTCTGAAACTGTAGACCAAGTAGTAAGAGTATCTACTAATTTGGTAAATCAGAATGAACTTGATGATATTGTAAACAATTCTGAAATACCTGTTTACCCATGGCCTCAATATTTTGTTGAGTCACCTGATGATAAAAAAGGTAGATTCCAATTAAAATACTTGGCGGACCCATCAGTAGTGGATACTACCCAAGGTTATCTTTTTGACAAGTGGCCTGAAGTTGAATTTGTTGAGGAATACATGAAGGGATTGACTCAAAAGTTTCAAAACCCGTCAGCACCTCCACCTTTGGATAGTGAACGTGATACAAATATAATTAACATCAATGCGATTGAATATCCATCTACGGGTATACCATATACAAACAAAGAAGAGGTAAAATTTTTCTATGAGATATGGGAAAGACAGTTTCTGACATCACACTATTCAGGGTTAGTAAGAGCTAACTTGAATCAAGTTGATGAATTAATCAAGTTGAATATTGAAACTGAAGTTAATAATATTGTATCTAAACTTGGTTTAAGTTCCCCTTATCTAACATTGAAACTTAAAAATTTCAATCTTGATGCCACGAATTATCCAGATTTTCTTAAAACAATATCGAATTCGGGTACAGGTAGGGCGTATCAAGATTATATTAGAGACTTTTTTGTGACTCCTTATATCAAGGGAATTACTGAAAATTCTTTTGCTATCTTGAATGCTTTGGACCTTGGTAAAATACCACAAGTTTCTACCAAGTCCGACGCTTTAAGATTATTATTAAATAATGCATCTAACACACCTTTGATTGTTGACACTTTACCTTATACCGACTCAACTTGGTGTCTGAATAATTTGAATCAAGGAAATAGTTCAGTTTCTAATCAAGTCTATAATACAAGTAAATCTTTAACTATTTTTGAACCTAGAAAGATAATCGCCAATTTTACTGATGTCTATGATTATACCACTAATAGACCAGTAACGAATTTTTCATATCTATTAAATAGTAATCCTTCTGTAGCGGCTTCAACCGATGGTGCCCTCAATTCAGGAAATGATAATTTGAATTTATTTTATTTTCAAAGAACCCCTGACAATTTTATTGCGACAGAAGGATATGTAGATGGAATTACGCCGAATTCAGCCAATTCTATCGCTAGATTTTTAGGACTCAGGAGTACTACTTCAATGTTGAATACTCCTTACTTTGTGAACGCAATTCAAAACGGAGTGTATAACTCTAGAATTTCAGGAAATAACTATCCATATGTACAAGCCGCTTATTTATTCCTGAATTCATTACCCTTAGCAACTTTAAGGGAAAAATATAAATCAGTTTCTAATGATGTTGTTTCAGATTTAGATTACATATCTTCCTCACTCAAAAAATTTGGGGCAATACACAAGTTGCCATATGCTTGGATATTAAAGTATGGTTCAATATGGCACAGATATAAAAAGTATAAAGAATCTAATGTAGATATATTGGAAACTGCTTGGAATAACTTTGATTATGCAGGAAATTATTATCCGCCTACAAGCTCAATTACTCAAACATATTCTTTTAAATATTCAGGATTGGAAACCAATATCCAATTACAAAGTGAAGGAGTAACACAAATACAAATGCAAGTAGGGTTTTATCCTAAACTAATCAATGACTTTAGTGTTTTTTATAATGGATATGATTTGTATCAAAATTATACAGACACTGAAATTCAAAATAGCGTTAATGCGGGAATGAAAATATACAATTTCAGTTCTTCAAACATTGTTAATGCTAAACAAGGAGATAAAAACTTGAGATTAAATACATGGTCAGTATTATTACCTAATCTTAGTCCCGAAGTTCCTATTGATTGTAATCCTAAAGATAATACTAAGGGTGGTGATTATTTTGTAATACCTTCTTTTGGTACACCATTCAATCAGACTGTTAATTCTTGTATTCAAAATGTAACAACAATACCTAGTACAACAGTAGATTTGACTAACAATCCTAATGTTTATAATGGGTCTGTACGATGTTTATGGCCGGCGCCAAATTTTGGTTATTTTGATAGTAATCAATTGGCGTTCCCCGAACCAGATTCTTATTTAAATTTTATTACAACAGACCAAACCTCTCAAACACCATTACACTTTTTAACTCAAAACACATACACAAAAATTGAAGAAGTATTTTCAGTTTTTGAAAAGAAAATTTTGGACGCGTTTGAATTGGAGTTCTTAAATTTTTGTAGGCCAATTAGTAATGCAACTGTCAGTGGGGAGGTGTCAACTTTTGGTCAGTCTACAGTCAATTTGAATGCTAACTTTAAAAACTTTCAATCTCTTTTCAAAAGTTTGATGACAGTTCCATCAAAGGTTCAAGGAGAAACAGACGAACAATATTTTACAAATACAATTAATAATCAATATTCTTTATTCCAAAGTGGAATAAGGTCATTCATGGATTATGATATTATATTTAAGTATGGTAATCCGTCTAATTATCAGAGACGAATATTTGATTCTTATTTGTCTCACAACAATACTGACGTAGTGGTTGACCCAATTACATTCAATCCTTATGTGCCAAACTCTTTACCTCAAGCAGGAAGTGATTTGACATTAAGTCAATCCCAAAGTAGTAATAGTCAAGCTTGGCTTGCTCTTGAAACTGAAGTAGGATTTTCAACAATACTTAATGTAAGATATAGTTCTTTAGGTTCTTATATAACCGACTTTTTCATAGATAATAATATTGAGTTTACAAGTCAAAACGTGACATTGTTGGCTCCGATTATTAAAATGTATGCCACACAAAAATTAAAAAATCCGAGTATAAGTGCAGCACAGTTTCAAACCCAATTGAATCAATACCTACAACAAGAAGTTGGTCTACAAAATAATTTCTTGAATGGAGTGTTGACTGGAGTGAGAAAGACTCTTCCAAATCAACAACAATTACCTGAACGTGTTATTAATAGTGTTATAACGGGAGAACAAAGTAAGGTTGAAAATTACGAAGTTTTTAAAGCCTTAAATGATAAGTGGGTTGCTGGTGGAGACTATACAACCAAAACTTTATTTGAAGACATGTTGTTTTTGGATAGAGCGTCTAGAAACATTGGAGATACAATTTTATTAGATATATTTGATTTGAAGTCCATGTTTGGTGTTGGTGGAGATCCAGGGGTATATTCACTCAATCAAGCGATGAGTGTATTCACATTTATAAGTGGAATTTTAATTAAGAATAATTTTACGGTGATGCCATTACCAGCATATGTTAATTTTTATAACGTACAAGATGTAGGTGGCATTGCGACACCAAAACCTGAGGGGTCATTAGAATTTGCAAATAAATTGTGGGGGACATTCTTGGATGTGGATTATAGAGATTCGGGACCAAAAATGGTTTGTTTTTATACTGGTAAACCTTCACAATATTTGAATTTACCTAAAGGGAATTTTAGATTTAGGGATGATGCCTTTGATATGAGAAGGGCCTCTGAAAACCCTCTTTTAGAAGACCAAACTGGAAAAACAGATTATGATAAGTCTAACAAGTGTGTAGGATTCAATGTCGATGTTGGTACTAGAAATCAAAATATATTTTATTCATTTACGGTTTCTCAGGATAATGGTGTTGCAACTTCTGAATCCATAAATACTCAACTAAACATGGTGGACCAAGCGTCTGGAAGATCTATTGCAACTCAGAATAATAGTTTGTATAATTTATACAAAAATAGGTCTTATAAATCTTCCGTTACAAGTTTAGGAAATGCGTTAATACAACCAACAATGTATTTTAATGTTAGGCATGTTCCGATGTTTAATGGACCTTACATGATTACTAGTGTTAGTCATTCAATTCAACCTGGTTCGTTTCAAACTACATTCGATGGTATCCGACAGGGTATCTTTGATTTACCTGCGATTGACAGTTTCTTACAAAGTATCAATCAAAATTTAATTACAAAACTTGAGGAATTGTTAAAAATTAATAAAGACCAAGTTACGGTTAGTGCGACTACAAACAATGTAAAGGCAACACAAGTAGTACAGAAGGCGGATAATACTTTAGATACCACAAATTCTTGTACATCTAAAATAACGGACCCTGTTTATCTAAATGGTGGATATGTTGCGGAAAATGGAGTGTCAACAAAAATTACTCCTAAAGAATTGGCAGATGCTCTAAAAAGACTAATACCAAACAATCCTACTCTACAAACTATTATATATTGTATTTCATATATCAGAACATTCCAACCAGATGCAACCACAAAAATTGGAAGTTTTAATGCTTGGAATTATAACCTTTGTACAATTTCTTTAGAAACAAATTTGTATGGGCAAATTTCTCAAATTCAAAAAACTTATAGTTGTGTAAATATTAAAACAAGCCCTGCGTCTAACTCTTCTCAGCCAGTTGCCCATTTTGCTTCTTTGGATTCATACATAAATTTTATGTCGGGTAGATTAATAAATCGAGAAACCCAAATATTGAATATTGGATTGGTAAAGTACTATGTATGTCATTGGCCAACATCAAACATAGAAGAAAGTTATTATGACTCGAATATTGGTACTTTCAAACAAACCAAAGATACAATGTATGAAGCCCTTAAATCTTCAGTAGAGGCTGGTTTGACAGATACTAATTTGTCTATTGAATTCAAAATTAAAATAGAAGATACCGAAAGTAAGGGTAAAACTCCAGGTGCCACTCCAACTCCGTCTCCTATACCTCCAAATGTTGGTCAAACTTGCCCTCCACCTGTGGTATCTACATTCTCACCAGCGGCAGGATATACAGGAACAATAGTCCAAGTCAATGGTAGAAACTTTGAGTCTGTGAAGTCTATTACTGTTGCGGGACAAAATGTTGATATCAATAACATTACAGTATTCAATAAGGAAACTTTACGATTTGTCTTACCGGCAATTACTATCCCTGCAGGACAAGATGTTGCAACTGGAAGAATAACTGTGACTACAGAATACGGAGAATTTGTAAGTTTAGTCAACTTTACTTTCAACCCAGGTTTACAAAATAATACAACATCATCCGCTGGAGGATCTGCAAACCCTACAGTTCAAGAACAACCAACTGTACAACAACAAGATTTAGCGGGGGCAAATCTTAACCCTCAAAATACTGGAGTACCTCCTTTGGAAATTACTAATCAAACTAAAAGCCCAATAGGTGGAGATGAAGAACTGATTGTTAAAGTTAAACCTAATGTTGGTGATTGGAAAATAGAAACTCAACCAACAATTTCATATGTAGTCTATACTGTAGGTTTAGGTACAAACAACACCATTACTAGAAAAGAAGTAAAAGAAGCTGACAATGTTATAATTGAAGGATTTGTGTCACAAGACCAACAAACTTTTACTTGCACCAAACAAAATTTAATAGATGCGGAATTTCAAAGTGTATTAGACATTTACAAAGATAGTAATGTTCAAATAGAAGTTTCAATTACTTTAGTTGCTATACCTAATGACAAAGAGAAAAATCCTACTTATGTGAGAAGAAATTTTCCATTCAAAATAAATGTTCAACCCACCGAAAGAAATGGTAACGGAAGATTGACTTTGGTTTCGAATACTAATTCAGGAGAATTACCTAATCTTAACGGAAATAGTTATTATAACATAGTTAAACCAAATGGTGGATATTATACTTATCAATTCACACCTCTCACCAACATTACTAAAATTAAAACTGAAGTTTATAGATTTCCAGAACTCAATAAGTTAACCACAACAATTACAAACGGAACGGACACAAAGTATACGAATTTGATTGAAATCTCAGCATTGGGTACATTTCAGTTGGCAGTGACCTACGCCCAAAACGACACACCTAATTCAACATTTACTGTCATAACAGATAAATTCATTTTGTAACATAACTACATATTTATATAAAAAGATTTTTATGAACATAAAAACGGCATTAGACAATTAT